CATAAAGAATGATAACTCTCTGATCCCAGACTTAAAGCAGAAAGACATCAATAAGTTCGGCAACCTACCGGGCAGGAGGTGGCAGGAGGCTGTAAAGGGCGCACGGGCTGGCTTCAGTGCTCGAGGTGGGCAAAGCACAGGAGGCAAGCGCAAGCGTGGTGCTGGTTCTCAATTCTTTGTGTTGAATAGGTCTAGCACGAGCACAGGCAAGTACGGCATAGGAAACAGATACACAACCAACAATCAACCTATTGCAATTGTTCGCAGAACCGGGGCAAAGATGCGAGGATTTAAGACAGTTCTGCTTGTCACAAAGAGGGAGGCGTATAAGCGCAGGCTTCCCGTAGATTCTGTGGCATGGGAAGCATTCAGAAAGACGTACGCGCAATCGTTTAAGGATCTTGTCGATGAAGCCTGGGCAAGGAAAAAGAATAGAACGAAGTAAAAAGTGAAAGTAATTCAAACAATAAATCAATTGTTATTGCCAGGTATTTTGTGGGTCCTTCCTGGCTTAAATGATCGAGGGTAAATTTCGAACCTCGGTTTTTCTGTTGGTACCATGCCCAAACAATGCGAATCAGCCCAGTCATGGCAAGGGTTTTGACGGGATCCCCCTCCCCAGCCGGGGCACTCTCACATTTCTCTCACATTATGGCCTCACATTTGATAATGTGAGAAAAATGCGAATCCTGTTGGCTTGGCGCTGATCTCCATCAGTAAGGCGGCGGAGGTGTTGGGGCTCAGTTCGGCCGGCAGCATCTACCGAAAGGTCAAGGAGGGCGCCCTTGAAACGAGCGAATCCGGCCAGATCGAAGAGGAAGGCCTGAGGGAGCGTTGGGCGCTGATCACTCGGCCAAAGCGGCGCCATAGCAGTTCGGCACAACCCCTTCCTGGTGGGGAGCCTCCTCGACCAAGGCCTCGGGCCAGGAAACGCCCCCCTGCCGACGCGGAGCTTCCCCCTGCTGCTCCCCTTGTTGGGGAAGATGTGGACTACTACCAGGAGCGTGCACTGCATGAGCGGGAGAAGCGCCTGATCGCGGAGCTGGCCCGCCAGGAAAAGGAAGGCCTCCTGGTCTACCGCGAAGACTTCGAGGCGGCCCAGGCGGCGATTCTGAGCAACCTCCTACTTGAGGCGTCCTCACTCTCCAGGCGCATCAGAACAGACATCCCGCATCTCACCCAGGAGGAGGTGGACAAGATCCAGGCCAGAATTGATGACGTATTCAGCAAGCTATCAGAAAGGACATTTGAAGAGTTAGACGAATGATCACAAGAAGTAAAGCAGAGATTGCCAGGAGACTGGCGGGATTATTGAAGCCGAAGGAAAAAATCACGGCCCTTGAGTTTGCAGAGCGTTATGGCTACATTATTGACGATGCAAACGGTAGCCAGAAATTTAGATGCAGGCCATACCAGCGTGACTGGTTTCTTGCAGCCACTGATCCTGAAGTAGTTTGCATGGTATGCCAAAAACCTTCACGAGTCGGATGGTCCGAATATATTAAGCAGCTTATACAATTCTTTTCATTTTGGCGCCCATCCAAAATCATGGTGGTGCAACCCACCGACTCCGAGGTTGCGGCCTACAGCAATGAAGACATTGACCCGCTTTTCCGTGAAAACACTGGTGTTCCGGTGCTGGCGGGACTGCTCAGCAACAAAAAATCCAAGAATGACGCGCGGAATAGTTACAACTTCAAGCAGTTAACAAATGGCGCAATCATCCATCTTGTCAATGCTGCAACACCTCGCTCTGCCAGGCGCGTTGCGCGAAACGTGATCTCATTTGAAGAGCCGGCGGCTTATGACAGCCCGGAAGGTGACACAATTGCAAACTTCTTGCAGCGTGCTGGCACCTTTTGGGATCCATTCTTTACGATTGGCGGCACTCCGGTCATTCCTAATGACTACATGGAGCAGTGCTTTAAGAAAGGCGACCAGCAATATAGATATTATCCTTGTCCACACTGCTCCCACTATCAACAGCTTGCCTGGTCTCAGTTCATGAAAGAAGGCGAAAACGCCGGGAAAGTTGAATGTGAGAACTGCAAAACACCAATTGAGTACCGATTCCTGGGCTGGATGGACGCTCGCGCAGGGTGGGCCTGCCCCCTAGGCCTGGACCGCTCCCGCCAGATCCTGCGCGATGGGGCCCCCATCTGGCGGTCACAACAAATAGGGGTGGGGATGAGTTACCACCCGGCGGCAGCATGGCCCGAGGTGATCGTCAGGTATCAAAACGCCCTGGAGCAGCTCCGGCTTGGCAACACGGACCCCATGCAGACCTTCAACAACACAGACCTGGGCATCCCATGGCAAGACACCCTTGCGGCGCAGATCAGCGCCGACGGTCTGGCGGGGCGACGGCTTGAGGTGCTGCACGGCAACGGCTATGGGCCCACCGCTGAGCAGCCAGAGTGGCGTGTCCCAAATGGCGTCCTGCTGATCACTGCTGGTGGGGACACACAGGGCGGCGGCGGAACAGTGGGCGAGCGGTTGGTTGTGACCATCTGGGGCTGGGGACGCGGAGAGGAAGGCTGGCACCTGGGCCATTTCGTGATCGAGGGTGACCCTCAGGATTTGCAGACCTTGGCTCAGCTGGACCAGATCGCCTCCACCACATGGCTGCGTGAGGATGGCGCCAGGTTGACCATGGCCAGGGGCCTCCAGGACGAGGGCGGGATGGAGGCATCGATGCACGCGATCCGCTCGCACCTGTCGGCCGGTCCTGGCATCTGGTCACCCTGTCGGGGGGCTCCACAGGACGGGAAGGCGCTGCTCGGGAAGCCCTTTGATGCGGATGTGGACTACCTGGGACGCCGCGTGAAGAAAGGCGTTCAGGTGCACTGGGTCGGCTACCAAGAAAGCGTCAAGCACCTGCAGGCTCGCCTTCGGGTGGCGACGCCGGGCCCCGGCTACCTGCACCTGGGGAATGGCACGGTAAGCACGGATCAGTTCCTGGCGGAGCTGTTCCCCTGGCGCCGCGTGCCAGTGCGGAAGGGCACCCAGGTGACATACCGGTGGGGTGATCCCCCAGCCGGCCATCGCGACGAGGCTGGGGATTGCACTCGCTACGCGATTGCGGCCCGTGAGCTGGTGGCACGCCGCTACACCCCTGGCACCATGTGGGACCAGCTGGAAGCGGCGGCGCTGGCGACTATTGGCGAGAGCAAAAAACGAAGCCCACTCGATGTTTTGACATTCGCCTGAGCTAGAATCCTCGCCATGGCATCATCTGCAGATATTCAAGTCAGGCTCACGGCCTATCGAGCCGCAGAGCTTCGCATCCTGGAGGGCGGCCAAGAATCGGAGGCGTCCAGTGGTGTAGATGGCCGGCGAACAAGGCGGGCTTCGTTGGCTGATATTCAGCAGGCAATCAAAAGCCTTGAGCACGACCTAGAGGTGGCTCTACAGCGCGAGGGGCTGATGCCGGGCCGGCGCTCCACATCATTCTCTCCGAGGTGGTGATGGGGAAGAAGTCCACCAAACCACGGCCACAACCTCAGCCCGTGCCTGCGGTTGCCGCTGATCTCCCCTCTGGTGGGGTTGAACCACGGGCGGCGCTCGGCACGAGCCAAATGGCCAGGCGTGCCGCATTTGCCAACTGGGCGCCGCAGCTTTGGGACGCGGACACCGGCCAGCAATGGGAACGCGACGACAAGCGGGCGGCCAGCCGTGCGCTCTATGACGAATCCCCACCAGCGCGCGCAGCGATTCAGAAGGGCGTTGAATATCGTGTCGGCACCGGGCTGCGTCTGCAGAGCACAATCGACGCGGATGAATTAAAGCTGACGGATGAACAAGCGGAAGAATGGCAGGATCGGACAGAAAAAAGATTCAATATGTGGGCATCCTCAGCCTTTGCAAGTGTTGAAGGTGACCAATGTTTCTACGAGCTGCAACAGCTAATCGCCAAGTCCAGGGCATTATCAGGTGATGTGTTTGCAGTAATTACACAAAAAGATCGGCCAAATTGGCCATTTAAGACTGCAATTCAGTTAATTGAAGCCGATAGAGTCTGCAACGAAAAAGCAACCGCAAACACAAACGAGATTTACGAAGGTATCAGACGAAAGACAGACGGTGAGATTGTATCTATTTTTGTAGCAGATCATCATCCAAACCGCCATGTTTCGGCGCAAATAACTCGAACATGGAGGGAAATTCCCATTTTTGCTCCCAACGGAAGGCGGAACATTATCCACGCCAAAAAGATGGAGCGGCCAGGCCAGACGCGGGGGATGCCTGCCCTCTCTGTTGTTGCCTCAATCCTAAAAAGCGTCACGCGTTATAGCGAAGCAGAGCTTGAGGCTGCGGTCAATTCTGCGGCGTTGGCAATTTTTGCCACGATGTCGCCCGACAGCTTCAAGGAACTATTCCAGAATCCTGCCGAGCAAGAGGAATATATCACGCATGCAATGAAGGCAAGGGCAGACGCTACTTCTCTTGATTCTGGAAAGCTTCTGAACCTGTTCCCTGGCGAATCCGTTGTCAGCCCCACCCCAGGAAGGCCAAATCCAAACTTTGGCCAGTTTGTTGAAGACTTCTATATCCAACTTGGCATGGGTCTGAATGAACCGATGGAGGTGATCACAGGCCTTTTTAAGTCGTCTTACACCGCTGCCCGAGCTGCTCTTCAGCAACTGTGGCAGTCGATCTATATCGACAGGGCTTCTGACGAGGTTCAGATTTGTAACCCGATCTATCAGGCCTGGCTGTTTGATTCTGTTGGGGATGGAATCATCCAGGCACCTGGATTTTTCCGTGATCCCTTCATCCGCCATGCTTGGAGCATCGCTAACTGGACGGGCATGGGCCCCAGCAGCCTCAATCCCCTTCAAGAGGCACAGGCCGCCGTGTTGCTGGCGCAGAACATCACATCAGAGCAGGAGGAGGCGGTCAAATTCGACGGCGGCGACTGGCGGACGCGTCACAGGCTGCGAGTTCGCGCTGCCGAGGCACGGCGCAGGGACGGGCTGCCCCCGCTTGGCGCCAAGGTCGCAGACGCACCCGCGCAGGATCAGCAGCAGGATCAGGGACAAGATCAACAGCAGGACAACTCAGACGCAAACCCATGAGACACCACCTCCTCCTTCATGCTCTCGATGCTCCGTGGGCGTGCCTCCCTGAGCACCATGCGACCATCCATCACTTGGTGGAGGCCTGGGCGCGAGGTGAACGCGTGGATCTGCAGGAACTGGAGGCTCGCAGGGGGGAGGCGCTGCCCGGACCCGTAGGTGGCTACGAGGTGCGGAACGGGGTTGCAGTGATCCCCGTGATGGGCACGATGAGCCCCCGGATGAACCTGATGGCCGATGTGTCTGGTGGGGTCAGCTCGGAGCTGCTCGTGCGGGACGTGAAGGCGGCGGCAGCGGATCCGAAAATCCGTGGCATCGTGATGCAGGTGGACTCCCCCGGCGGCGCCGTGGCGGGCACGCAGCCGGCGGCAGCGGCTGTGATGGCAGCAAGGCAGCGCAAGCCGGTTCTCGCCCTGGCAGAGGGCACGATGGCATCAGCGGCCTACTGGGTTGGCTCGGCTGCGGAACAGATCTACCTGTCGTCCGGCACGGATCAGGTCGGCTCAATCGGGGTGATCATGCGCCAGCGAGACACCAGCCAGGCCAAGGCAGCGGCAGGGATTATCGACACCGAGATCGTGGCGGGAAAATTTAAGAATGTCGGCAGCGACAACGGGGCC